TTTCTTATATGGAAACATATCTACTTTTGGGGCTGACTGGAGAAAAATTGAGTAGCCAGAGAGTAGCGGTAGGGGTTAGGCTGTGGATTAGATGTCATAGGTTGTGGCACTGGGATTGTTGTCAGAACCGACCGCAGTTTAAGCCACTCGATACTATGAGGCAGACTTGGCAGTGGAATAGATAAAAGGAGGTTTTAGGTGGCAAATGGATATTAGAGATATAGAAAAAATAATTGATACGTTTCATGAAAAACATCCAGCGTTTACGGGAACAAAGCAGCAGATGGCATATGATTTACTCGCGACATTTGAAGATTTATGTTCTTTAGCGATAATTGGAAGTATATTGAATCCATTTTCTTTGAAAAAAATAACGGATTATATGGATGCATTAAATCAAGCCTTAAACTGGGTGCATAATAGTTCTCTTAGTTCTTCGGAAGTTCCTATTAATTCGAGAATTGAAAAGAGCAGGTATGAGAATTGTGCTTCACTTATAAATGATTATGCATGGCCATATTCAGTTATATGTAGTGGATATATTTCGTATTCAAGAAAACGATTAACAGCTAGTGTAGAAGAAAATAATGTTACGTTTGATTTTCCAGAAAGCGGAAATAAGTCCGCATGGAATGACATTTTGAGAGAAACAAGTCAAATGGGAATTAAAGGATTTATGGAAGTTGTGAATCCTATAAAAATATCGTCAGCCTACGAAAAATTAAAAGAGCGTATTTCGATACAGGATGAAGAGTTATGTTATGAGCTAACAAGAGAGGTAATTGATGCTTTTTCTGAGATTGCTTCAAAGCAATGGGAAGTGACAAAAACGCTTCCATCTTCATGGAAATTTGACTTGTTTTCGTTAGAAGAATACAGGAAAGTTTGGATTGCATTAGCAACTTTATCATACATACACCTTTTTAGTAGTTTGACAATACAGGATGCCCTAATTAGATTAAAAAATAGTACAATAATACAACCGATGGATAATATTATAAGTTATGTTGAATCCATGACGAGTATAGATAAAAATGTGATCAAAAATATACTTGAGTATATTACGTTTGAACCTGAAAAAAAGAATGTCGACATTATGTATCAGCCGATAGTAGTTATGCCCGGAAGTATTGTAGTTATAGCGCCAATATTATTTGTAGGTTCCAGGCCAGAGAGAAATTTATTATCTGTAGTCAGCTCTAAGACGGATTTTGAGCATTCCAAGGAAGTTAACGATTTAGAGAACTTAATGGTGGAAGAAATTGAAGAGATATTGAAAAAGAATTCAAATCTCGTGATTATAAAGCATAGAAATTTAGAAGGACGATTGCCGGATATAGATTTAGGTGTTTATGAGCCTAATTCTAATGCAGTATTACTATGTGAATTAAAATGGTTTATGGCTGCAGACTCTTCTAAAGAAGTATATGCAAGGGAAGATGATATTACTCATGGCTGCGAACAGTCATCACAAATTATGGCGTATGCTATGAAGGATAAAAAAACATTTATGAAAAATGTGTTTCAAGTTGATGATTGTGATGATGTAGATTTATTTTGCTGTGTTGTTGCGAGACATAATATTAGAACACAGAATAAGTATGTTCCGGTAATCGATTTAAAGAAATTAAAGGAATTATTTAGCAGTAAATCACCAGCTTCGGTATTTCATATTATTCGAAATCATGAGTACGAAGAAAGTCTTCCTGAAGATACATCAATAACATACCAGACTATAACGTATGGCGGATTCACTTTCAATATTCCAGCAATTTGCTTTGGTTCAATGCCAGAATGAAAAAAGGCCCCCATCACCGGATTAGTTCCAGTGGTGAAGAGCCTTTGCACGTTATAAAATTATGCATTCACATCGATGCTAACACCTGATTTCAATTCTACGGTGATATGGTCATCCCAGATGATTATCTGTTTGATCCAGCGTCGCACCAATGATTCGTCGAATTCGGTGAGGTGGGTAGTCTGCTGAGCGATATAATCCTGCAGCTCATTGATCCGCTTTATTTGCTCATCTTTTGCAGCAGTGTCGACAGTGGTCTTCTGGCGCAGTTCTCGAAGCCTGAATATTTCATCAGCAATTTCGTCATAGGCTTCTTTGCTCTGGGCTTTCTGGATAAGCTCCTGCTGCAAGGCCATCAGCTTCTCATCGATGTTTTCAACGGAGGTTGCTTGCGAAGCTCGAATGACTGAAGCAATGTTAAGCTGGAGCTGTGCCTGATAGTTGCTTTTGTCGCCGAGCATTTGATTGATGGCTTTGACAACGGCATCCTGAAGAACCAGCTCATTGATAGTGCGAGCGTGGCATTCAAGCCCGGTGGATTCTAGTCTGCTGATGCAGCGCCAGACGATAGATTTAACTCCTCGATTGTTCCAGTGGAGCCTTCGGAACATTTCACCTCATTCTCCGCAGATAACGATTTGGGAGAAGCAGTGATTGCAGCTATAGCTACGTTTCTTGCCATTGGCACTGGTTTTGACCACTCGCCTGCGGACAAGTTCTTCCTGTACCTGCAGGTAAATGTCCTTCGGAATAATGGCTTCGTGGTCTCCTTCTACATAGTATTGTGGAACAAGACCGTTATTTTTAACTCTGGTCTTGTTTAGAAAGTCGGTGGTGTATGTCTTTTGTAGCAGGGCATCGCCAATGTATTTCTCGTTTCGGAGAATTTTGTTGATGGTGCTTGTGTGCCACTTTTTTCCTCCGGCACCGGTAAGAACACCGTCACGCTCCAGACCGGCGGCAATTTTGTCCATACTGAGTCCTTCTAAATATTCTCGACAAATACGCTTTACAGTTTCAGCCTGTTCTGGATCAATGACTAAATTCCCATCTGCGTCCTTTGTATAACCAAGGAAGCGATTGTGGTTGATTTGTACCTTGCCTTGCTGGTAGCGATATTGTAAGCCCATTTTGACATTCTGGCTTAAGGACTGCGATTCCTGCTGGGCCAGAGAAGCCATGATGGTGATAAGAACTTCACCCTTGGCATCCATTGTGTTGATGGACTCTTTTTCAAACAGAACAGGTATGTTCATGTCCTTGAGCTGCATTATATATTTCAGGCAGTCCAGTGTGTTTCTGGCAAATCGGCAAATGGACTTGGTGATAATCATATCAATGTTACCAGCTTTGCAGCCATCAATCATACGATTGAATTCTTCGCGCTTTTTGGTGTTGGTGCCGGAGATACCGTCATCAGCATAGATTCCGGCAAATTCCCAATCTGGATTCTTTGGAATATATTCTGTGTAGTGCTCGACTTGAGCTTCATAACTTGTAGCCTGCTCATCGCTGTCTGTACTGACACGGCAGTACGCTGCGACTCGGAGCTTTGGCTTTTCTTCTTCCTGCTTTCTGGCGTTGCTTCCAACCTGTCGCCTTGCAGGAATTAACATTACATTTCCCATTCTTTACTCTCGCTTTCTATGAGGCTTTACAGATATTCTGCCTGCTTGACGGGATTGTCATAAAGGGCAGTGACCTCATCCATATGGAAATGGGTAGGTACCTGTATCTTCCTCATTTGTGTTTGATTGTTATTTCGTCCGAGTGCTGTGGCTCGGCGCTTACGTTCTTCTTGTGTTTTTTGATAGGTATCTTCATCGATAATAGCAGGGTACAAAAAAGGTGTATGCGATGACGTTAACAATAAATAGATTTAAGATTTCTGCAAATTCATTCATAGATGGTCTCCTTTTGTTAAAAGATGTGCTGGCGGCAGTAAAACCACCGCCAGCAGGTTGATAGATTACTTAAAGTCCTTCATACGTTTTTCATGGTATTCGAGATCACGCTTGTCCTTTTCCTGTTCGCGCTTTTCGCGTTTATGGTCATTGATGATACTCTGAATCATAGAGACTGCAGTAGCAAGGCCAACACATGCGAAGCAGCCGATACAGATGTTTACAAGAATTGTGCTAATCATGATTGTTTCCATAGTTTGTCACCTCCGTTAGTCAAGAAAATCATCATCGTCATCAGTTGCAAAGTCAGATTCAGCAGAAGCCTTACCACCAAGAGGCTCGCCATCACGAATCTTCTGCAGATTGTTAAGGCCGCATGCGATGCCCTTATTACCAGAGCTGTTGAAGGCATAGAAGCTGATGCTGGCACGACCGTAGACTCCAGAGTAAACCTCAGAACGAGTGAGGATAGGATTGCGGTCTGCATCTACGATGCCCGGAGCAGAGGGCGCATTGGCATTTACAAAGTAGCTGCCAGCGTAAGCAGGGTTGTCCGGTCTTTCAAGATCTCCGTCACGAAGAGGAGTCTTAAGTAGGGAAAGAGCTGGTATGGACTTGCCATTGCCCTTGAGCTTGGATTCACCTTCACGATATGCAGCCTCGATAGCAGCTTCAATCTTTGCTACAGTCTTTGTGTCGGACTTCGGGATAATCAGGCTGACACTGTACTTCGGAGTGCCACCGTTGATGGATTTCGGTTCCAAGACGTTGACGTAGCTCCAGCGTGTGTTAGGACCAGTGATAACCTTCATGGGATTTGTCATTTTTGCATTTTTACTCATTGTCATATTCCTCCATAAAATCATTTTTTGCTGTGTTCATTGCCGGGCGTTTATCGCTCTCTGGCACAAGAGTAGGTTTGCCTTGTGGCTTTTCGATATAGGCTGCAAGGAGCTCTTCAAATCGAGCTTTGCCGAGCAGTTTCTGCATGGCTGTGATACCAAGCAGTTTCTTTTCGTAAGGGTCAAAACCAGCAGCTTCGACAGCTTTTGATACGGCGTCTTCGTTGGTATATCTGCAGTTGGAGCGACCATCGACCAGCTTCCAGCCAGTCCATTCTTTACCGCTGATTGCCTGTTGGAGTGCATACTCCTTGATGTCATTGGCCCAAGAGACCAGTTCATCAACACGGGAAAGGATAACTTCGATTTCCGAATCTTCCAACAGAGGCGGTAGCTTGAAATCGTGCTGTGCGAGTAAAAGATTGGCTTCTGCTCTAGCCCTGCATTCATGCTTTGCCTTGCAGAATCCGCACCATTCACCACACAGGAAGTTCCCATCACCGGCAAAGGCAAGGTCTGCGGTAGGCTTCAGAACTTCATCGGCCCA